AAAGAACAGATGGGTATTGCGAAAGAGAAAATGGAACAGTACAAATCAATGGCTGCATTCCTTGGTGGAAAGCGTGCTACTGGTGACAATGTAATCCAGTACTTCAATGAAGTATTCGGTGCGCCTGCAAAAGAGAAAGAAGATGGTGTTCTACCATTTACATCTCGTAATGCTAAAATTGCAATGGAGAACTTGAACACTCAGCCTGGAGCAAACTTTGCTGAAGGTTCTTGGTGGCAGGCATTTAACTCTGTTACTTACATGACAGACCACTTGCAAGGTCGTGAAGGTGATTCACGTTTGCAGTCTGCATGGTACGGACGTAACCGTAAAGTAAAACTCAATGCTTTAGATAAAGCACTTGAGTATGCCGAAGCTGCATAAAAAAATAACCAGAGGGGTTGAAAAATCCCTCTGGAATACTTATATAAATAAGAGTACGATATGCCGAATAGTCGGGTATCGTATTTAATCTTGCTTAACTAAGGAGAAAAAAAATGGTAAGTAATCAATATGTCGACCCTTTTGATAGGGTTAAAACTTATTCTATCGGATTTGATAGAATGTTCAACACTCTACTTGATGCACCAGCATCAACTGGATATCCCCCATACAATATCGTAAAGGTTTCAGAGGAGAAGTATTGCATCGAACTTGCAATCGCTGGATTCTCTAAATCCGATATTGAAATTGAGAGTAAGGATAATATTCTTACAATCAGTACATTGGACAAGAAGGATGAGAATGAACTAGAAACAGAATATCTACACAAAGGTATTTCTGCACGTTCTTTCAAGAAAGCATTCAATCTTGCTGAGTATGTGATTGTACAGGGTGCATCCTTCAAAGATGGTATTTTGAGTATTGATTTAGAAAGAATTGTCCCAGAGGCAATGAAACCTAAAACAATTAAAATCAAATAAATCTATTGACATTGCCCTAGAAATAGGGTATGATGTAATCTAATCATCAATAATGGTGATTTGAATAATATATGATAATGGAGATAATATGGGCAGAAAAGCACTAACAAAAAGAGAAAAAACTATGAGACTTCTTTCTACAGGGAAGAATGTAACATGGGATACTCTCAGAACTAAACTTGATTTGACATCACCAAGAGCGATGATTGATACGCTTAGAAGTGAAGGTAATTGCATTTATGTAAACAAGTTCCAAGGCAAAACTGCATACAGACTTGGCGAACCATCGAAAGGTGTTATCGCTGCTGGTTTGAAAGCAATCTCTGGTTCTGATTACTCTTACTCAAGCTAATCGAAACTGCGGTGGGGGGTTCGCCCCCTACCCAACTTTATAGGATGTATAATTTGAAAAAGATAGACTACAAATATTCAGAAGATACTATTCTGAATGAACTGCAAGAATATATTGACAAAACATATTCTGCACATTATTCACACAACAAATTTCAGGCCACAGAATTTATTATGGATTCTGGACATGGCGAAGGTTTTTGTATCGGAAACATACTAAAGTATGCACAACGGTACGGAAAAAAAGACGGCAAGAACAGAAATGACTTGCTAAAAGTAATCCATTATGGTATAATGGCTTTACACAATCACGATATGAATCAAGGAGATAACTGATTATGCAACTTAGTAATGATACCAAAGACGTTCTAAAGAACTTCTCAACAATAAACCAAAACCTTTTGGTTAAATCTGGTAATGTGATAAACACAATGTCTGCAATGAAAAACATTGTAGCGAAGGCAACCATTCCAGATTCCTTTTCTAACGAATTCGCAATCTACGATTTGAATGAATTCCTCTCAGCGATGTCGCTGTTTAAGAGTCCTACATTGGACTTTGGAGACCAATCGGTACGATTGAATGAAGAAGGTGGTGGTAGTTCACTGAAGTATTTCTTTAGTGACCCATCCGTAGTGACTACTCCGAAAACGGAAATCACTATGCCTTCAGTAGACGTAGAGTTTACGTTTACACAAGACACCTTTAGTGCAATCCAAAAAGCGAGTGCAGTATTGGGTGTTCCAGATGTAGTCCTTAAAGGTACTACTGGTGGTGATATTGAACTAACTGTTACTGACCGTAAGAATGAAACATCTAACGACTTCAGTATTAAGGTTGGTGATAATTCACCTACTGACTTCACATACTTTTTTAAAGTTGAAAACTTAAAACTACTTGGTGGTGATTATAAAGTAAAAGTGTCCGATAAGGGTATCTCACATTTCGCACATGTGAATAAACAAATCGAATACTTTATTGCTTTAGAAGCAAAATAATCCCAACAAGGAGTTTTATATTATGAATGATGTGATGTTATGGGTCGAGAAGTTTCGTCCCAAGAAAATCAGCGAGTGTGTTCTCACTGATGATTTGAAAAAGACTTTCCAGGCCTTCGTAGATGATGGACATATTCCTAATCTACTCCTTACTGGCGGGCCTGGGGTAGGTAAGACCACAGTTGCAAAAGCAATGCTTGAAGAACTTGGCGCTACTTATATGATGATAAACGGTTCTGAAGAATCGGGTATTGATGTACTGCGAAACAAGATTAAGAACTTTGCAAGTACTGTCTCTATGGACGGTAATCGTAAATTCGTTATTCTTGATGAGGCAGATTACCTAAACCCTCAATCTACTCAGCCTGCGTTGAGAGGATTTATAGAAGAGTTCCATAAGAACTGTGGGTTTATTCTTACCTGTAACTTCAAAAATCGAATCATCGACCCTCTCCACTCTAGATGTTCGGTTGTAGAATTTCGCATTCCTACAACTGAGAAACCTAAACTCGCTGGAGAATTCTTCAAACGAGTTCAGAATATTCTGGATGGAGAGGGTGTCCAGTATCAACCTAAAGCAGTTGCTGGTGTTGTTGAAAAGTACTTCCCAGATTGGAGAAGGGTTCTCAACGAACTGCAACGATATTCAACGTCTGGTATGATTGACAGTGGTGTACTTGTTAATATATCAGAAACGAATATGAGGGATTTGAATTCATTCCTCAAAGAAAAGGACTTCAAATCTATTCGCAAATGGGTTGCAAACAATCTTGATAATGACCCATCTCGTATGTATCGTAAGATATATGATGCTCTTTATGAAGATATCCAACCTCAAACTGTACCTCATCTCGTACTTGCTACCGCAGATTATTCTTACAAGTCAGCATTCGTTGCAGACCAAGAGATTAATATGCTTGCATTTATGATTGAGATAATGACACAAGTTCAATTCAAATGAGTGGATATGAACTTAAACATTACCTCAAGTCCATAAACGAAACAAAGGAGCATCTGTTAGACTCAGATGACCCTATGTGGACGAAGAAGTATTCGCCGTACATTATCAATAAATGTCTCGCACCTTTCAATGACACTATTATGTTAGTCAATGAGATGAATATGAGACACCACCTTGATTCAAAACTACAATATGACTTTTTACTAAATACTATTAGGTCTAAGAAACGATATGCTCCTTGGGTGAAAGCGAGTAAGTTGAAAGATTTAGAGTATGTAAAAGAGTATTTTGGTTATAGTAATGAAAAAGCAAAGGCTGCTCTCAAGATACTTGATAATGAACAAATTAATACTATAAAAAATAGTTTGAATAAAGGTGGAAGAAAATGAATGAAATTGATTGGCAGCCCGAGAGGATGCTCGAGGTAAAATTAAAAGAACCAGATGATTTTCTAAAGGTTCGTGAGACATTAAGTCGTATTGGAGTTGCATCTCGTAAAGAGAGAAAACTCTATCAGTCGTGTCATATACTACATAAACAAGGACGATACTATATCGTACACTTTAAAGAGTTATTCGCTCTTGATGGTAAGGACACAAACATAAACCAGAACGATATTGAACGTAGAAACTCTATTGCATCACTACTAAGTGATTGGGGTTTAATTGAACTAATGGGTACAGCAGAACCCAAAGCACCACTATCACAAATCAAAGTGATTGCGTTTAAAGAAAAGAACGAGTGGGACTTGGAGACAAAATACAATATCGGTAAAAAAAGAGAAGTTTAAATTGACACAATCATTCACAAACTTTATTACTGAAGAACCAAAAGAACAGAAGTATAAACTTGTAATCTTTCACAACTCTCACGAAAATTTGAGAGATGTAGGTAAACAAGATAGGCCTGATGTTAAGTTGATGAATGATGCTACAAAGAAACTTGGTATTGATTTATTCAATGCTGAATATTCTGGTAGTTTTATCGAAGAGAAAAACGGAAAGTTTTATGTTAATTCTTTCGCATTCGATGAGACAGGTAAAGCAGTAAAACCAAGTGAGGATGGTAAAACAGAATATCAAAAACCATTTGAAATTAATCCAGAAGATACGTTAATTTTCCCTAGAGGATTAGGTACTCTTGGATTTACAACGAATAGAAGATGGGTAGATATGATTAGACTCTTAGAAGATGCTGGGTTTAAAACAATACCATCTTTAGAGACATGGGATATCTGTACAAGTAAATACTATTGTAATGAACTGTTTAGAAAGAATGGTTTACAAACACCTGTAACTGTTCCTATAACATATTCGGATGATACAGAACGTGCAATCGATGGAATGAAGTTTCCAATAATACTTAAAGCATCTAGTGGTTCACAAACTGGTGTTGGAGTTGTTATTGTAGAGAGTATGCGTTCACTACACCCAACAGTGCAAATGTTATCACTGTTAAGTAAGAACATTGACCTTGTTGCACAAGAATATATTAAAGTCGATTATGACGTTAGGGTTATTGTACTTAACGGTGAAATAATTGCATCTATGAAACGATTAGTAATTGATGGTGATGCAAGAAGCAATGCGTCATTAGGTGCAGAGACAGAAGAGATAGAACTGACTGAAATTGAAAAGTCAGATTCAATCAAAGCTGCAAAACTCTGTAAAGGAGATTTGGTTGGTGTAGACTTTCTTCCCTCTAAAAATAGAGAGAAGGAACAACCATATATACTGGAGATAAACAGTATGCCAGGATTTGGCGGAATTGAAAGGTCTACTAAAGGCAAGAGTGTAACTCAAGAAATATTGAAAACATTCTTGTATCGAAATAATTGGTAAAGGAAAAAATGATGACACTACTCGAAGCAATTAAAAAACACAATGAAGGTAAGATTGCACTACATAAAGCAAATGTTGCAGTCTATATGAAGAATCCTGCTGGTATTGGGGAACACTCTGATATTGCAGAAGCAGTAGAATGCGAACTGGCAAAGATTGCAGATGCACAAGATATTATTGATATGATTGATAAACACTTCTCAAGTGAGGAACAATTACCACTTTTCTCTTGACATTCTACCTTAAACCGTATATAATGAAACTCTTTGATAAGGAAAAATGTATTGAAATTTTATACTCACGTTGCCCAATGGGGTAATCAACTTCTTGTTCGTGGATACAAAGATGGTGTTCGTTCTAACTACAAGGTTAAATACGAACCCACTCTTTATGTTCCTGTAAAGAAGGAAACTGGTTTTACAACTCTGGATGGCAAGAATGTCAATCCTATGAAGTTCCTTACAATTAAGGAAGCAAAAGAGTTTGTAGAACTTTATTCTAGTCAACCACACCTCGTGTTTGGTATGACGCAATTCCCATACACCTATATCGCAGAACAATATCCTAAACAGATTCAATTCGATTCTGAGAAGATGCGTATTGTTACTATCGATATTGAGGTTGAATGTGAGAATGGTTTCCCTCATGCAGAACAAGCTGCAGAACCTATGTTGTCTATCACCATTAAGAACCATGATACAGGACGTATCAAGGTTTGGGGTTTACATGAGTACAAAAACGATAGAGATGATGTTCAATACATTCAATGTGCAACTGAACGTGAACTACTAGCACAATTCCTTGCATGGTGGGAATCTGACCATCCAGATATTATTACTGGTTGGAATACAGAATTCTTTGATATACCTTATATTTGTAACCGTATCAAATCTGAAATGGGTGAGGACGCAATGAAACGTCTTTCTCCTTGGGGTGTTGTTGATGCTCGCATGGTGGGTAGTGGATTTGGTAAGAAAGACCAAGTGTACAATATCCTTGGTGTTGAGAATATCGACTACT